TAACGCAAGTGCTACAGTCTTTTATCCTATTTGGCATCATCAGTTTGATGATCTCATTGTGCTCAAGAACAATCAAGGGACCGAAGAAACACGAGTCCGTCATATGGACTACGGTGTGGTTCTATCCGCATTTTTCTGGCGCAGATTTAAGAATAAAGAAAATATAACATTCTTTGACCCCAATGAAGTACCGGACTTATATGAAGCGTTCTACAAAAACACTGCCTTGTTTGAACAGTTATATGTCCGATACGAAAAGAAAACTGATCTACGCAAGAAGACCATGAGTGCTGAGGAAGTATTCAAATCAGGAATACTCAAAGAACGCACTGACACCGGGCGTATATATTTGGTGTTTATTGACAATGTGATGAAGCAGGGTCCGTTTGACCCCGAGTATCATACAATTTACCAGAGTAACCTATGCTGTGAAATACTACTACCAACAAAATCATTTAAGAGACTTGACGATAAGGAAGGACGTATCGCGCTCTGTACTCTCGGAAGTATCAACTGGGGAGCCTTCCGTAATCCCGAAGATATGCGCCGCGCTTGCAGGATTCTACACAGGAGTCTTAACAATATACTGGATTACCAGGACTTTCTTTCCATCCAGTCTAAACTAAGCAATGATGAAATTCGTCCACTGGGCATTGGTGTTACCAATTTGGCCTACTGGCATGCAAAACGCAGCTTGAAGTATGGCGAGCGAGATGCACTGGCTGAAGTCAAAACCTGGATGGAGCACTTGGCATTCTATCTCACAGAAGCCAGTGTAGAGCTGGCACAGGAACGCGGTGCTTGCTTGGGTAGCGAACACACACGCTACGGCCGGGGTGTGTTTCCTTGGGAACTGCGTGCCACAGGTGTGAATGAATTGACAAGTTTTGCACCTGAACTGGATTGGGAGACCTTGCGCACCAACATGCGAACTCATGGTGTTCGCAATGCCACACAGATGGCAGTGGCTCCTGTTGAAAGCAGCAGCGTGGTTATCAACAGCACCAATGGTATTGAGTTGCCCATGAGCTTGATCTCGGTAAAAGAAAGCAAGGCGGGAAGTTTTGTACAGGTGGTTCCCGAATATCACAAGTTGAAAAATCGTTATCAGCTGATGTGGGATCAGCGGGACTGTGATGGTTATCTAAAGACTGCGGCAGTGATTGCAGCCTATGTGGATCAGAGCATCAGTACCAACACATTTTACAATCCTAGGCATTTCCCAGATCGCAAAGTACCTATCACACTGATAGCAAAGAATTTGATGCAGGCACATGCATGGGGCCTGAAGACATTCTATTATTCATTGATAGACAAACAAGGCAGCAAGGCCGATGCAGAAGAAGCACCTGCTATGCTAGAGCCAATTGATTATGCTAGCGAAGAAGATTGCGAGGCCTGCAAGCTATGAACGGCAACGATGACCCGGACATGGTGTTAAACACCGACAATGGAATCATTGCCATTGCATTAAATGTCTATATAGACTTTGCTGAGCGCATGAATGGCGATCAACGTCTATTAGACCGAGCAAGAGAATTAAGTATTATATTTAGAGACATGGATCCCAAACAACGATATGAGTAAACAACAATACAACCTAACTACCAAAACCGATTACCTCTCACGCAAGATGTTCTTGGACCCAGCCGGTCCTGTCACCATCCAACGTTTTGAGGAAGTCAAATATAAAAAGATTGCTGACTTTGAATCCACAGCACGTGGTTTCTTTTGGCAACCAGAAGAGATCAGTCTTACCAAAGACTCGAACGACTTTAAAGATGCCAGCGATGCAGTCCGGCATATCTTCACCAGCAACCTGCTGCGTCAAACAGCACTGGACAGCTTGCAAGGCCGCGGCCCCAGTCAAATCTTTATGCCGGTGATCAGTTTGCCTGAACTGGAAGCACTGGTGTTTAACTGGACCTTCTTTGAAACCAATATTCACAGCAAGAGCTACAGTCACATCATTCGCAACATCTACAATGTGCCCAAGGATGTGTTCAACACCATTCATGACACTCGAGAAATTGTCGATATGGCTAGTAGTGTTGGTAAGTACTATGAGGACCTGCACAGAGTCAACTGTGCCAAAGAACTTGGACAACCGGTTGAAGAAGTGGAACATGTTCGAGCTGTGTGGATGGCACTGCATGCCAGCTATGCACTGGAAGCATTCCGTTTCATGGTGAGTTTTGCTACCAGCTTGGCCATGGTAGAGAACAAGATCTTCATGGGCAATGGCAATATCATCAGTCTGATTCTGCAGGACGAGCTGCTGCACAAGGGCTGGACAGCATACCTTATCAACCAGGTAGTTAAAGAAGATGAGCGTTTTGTTGCAGCCAAACAGGAGTGTGAGAGTGAAGTTTACGAGTTGTATATGGATGTGATTCGCGAAGAAAAAGCATGGGCAGATTACCTGTTCAACAAAGGACCAGTGATTGGTTTGAATGCCAACATCCTCAAAGACTTTGTGGACTATACCGCGGCAGGTGCGCTGAAGGACATTGGTATCAAGTATCAAGCCTCAGCACCACGTACCACACCAATTCCCTGGTTAAACAAACACACCAACAGCAGCAACAAACAGAGCGCACTACAGGAAACAGAAAGCACCAGTTATGTAATTGGTGTCATGACAGCTGATGTAGATTACGATCAGCTGCCCAATCTATAAAGGAACCACATGTTAACAGTATACAGTAAGAAAAATTGCCCGTTTTGTGATCAAGCCAAGGCACTGCTCACCAAGAAAAATATTGCGTTCGAAGAAGTACGTGTGGATCAAGACGACTCGGCTAGAGAGTTTATCATGGCCGCAGGACACCGCACAGTGCCACAAATTTATCAAGCAGGTCAGTTGTTCGTTGAAGGCGGTTACACCGGCCTTGCGCGACTCTCAGACACAGATTTCACTCAATTATTAAAGGAAGAAAATGTTAGTAACTAATAGCTTTGCAGTAGGAGATATCCGTGCGTTTAAATTGGTCAATGGTGACGAAGTCATTGGCAAGGTTGGATCTATCACAGACACCGAGTATGTGCTTGAGCGTCCCTGCGTGGTGGTAGGTGGACCCAAGGGTCTTGGATTGATCCAGGCCATGTTCAGCCTTGATCCGGATCGTGCAGTCACTATTGCACGTGAGCATGTGATGATGCAGTGCGATGTGATCCAGCAGATGTCAGACTACTACATCAAGACCACTACTGGCATTGAGCCAATAACAAAATCTACCAAGATTATTATTTAACATGCCCGGTAATGCTTCCTGGTCGATTTGGCCGTTTTCAACAGGAGTCATAGTAGGCGAAAATCCCAACGGCGGCCAAAATACCGGAGCAGGTGTCCCCATCAACAATGCTGCAATTAGAAACAGTTTAAAAGTTGATGTCCCAAAGACCATATCGGCTGCACAGATTGATGCAGCATCTGCGGTGAATGATGATGTTGATGATGGTACACCGGCTGGCAAGATACGGTCGCAGAACTATGTACAGCAGCAGATCAACAAAGGTGTGTTCAAGGCAGAAAATCTCGCACTGGGAGACAAAGCAACGGCCAGCCAAGTTGACAGCAGGCCCCCGCCTACCATAACTGGCACCAAAGTAGATTGCACAGAAATACACAAAGGTTTCAATCTTAGTACCAAGCTGACGCCAAGTACCACCTTGGGTGATTTCATTTATAAATTGCCACAGATACCGCACTTGAAGCAGCAGTCGGTTCCAGCACAGATGGGTCTCAAGCCCGATCAAATAGTTTGTAATCTTGCACATCTGTGCCTGAATGTGTGGGAGCCAATCAAGAGAAAATATCCCAATGCCATAGCAACCAATACCTTGAGAACCGGTGCTGATATTGGTGCAGGGCCACACGGCACTGGACAAGGCATGGACATACAGTTTACTGGTGTGACCACTGGTGGGTATTTTGCCATTGCACAGTGGGTCAAGGATAACATATCCTATGATCAGTGTCTATTGGAATACGATACTGCAAAAGGTTACCAGGTGGCCTGGTTGCACATGGGCATATATGCCGGCACCGGCAAACAAGTTCTACCTATTAATAGAGTGTTGACCATGATGAATCAACACCTCTATAAACCAGGTCTACATAATTTAGGAAAATAAAATGGCAAGTGGAACATGTCTCGCAAGTCTGGCACTGGTAGGTCTGATCACAGGCCGTGGTATCAATGTCAGCCGTGACCTACAGGGTGCAATTGGTATATACAAATCACTCGATGTCATCAGCGGAGTCATACAGGGCAGATACGGAAATTACAGTCCAGCAGTGATAGCATTGCTGTTGCTGCTACCAGCGTTCATGCATGGTGGTACCCCTGGTGGTATAGGTGGTGAAAATAGTGATCTGGTTGGAGCGGTACTGGCCGGCGCAGTGCTTATTGCTGCCATGGGTCCAGAAAAGTTTGCCAACTACATGGGGCAGGCAGCTGCCTATGCAGCCACAACATTTGCAGTACAAGGTTTAATGGCAGCTTGTCGTGGACAAGAGTTCAACGACATGGGATTCCAGTTCAACAACTGCCAGGACGTTGCCACCGGCGGTGTTACAAATCAATTTGATGCTGACTTGGCCAAGCAGCTGGGCACCGAAATGCCCAACCTGGGCACCATGTTCAGCACACGCGATCTATCCTACTTGGCCAATCCCGGAACACTGGCAAAAAATCTCATTGATCAAGGTCTAGCTGATACTGGTATGTTGGGTACCAAGTTGACTGATCTTGGTATGGATCTTAAAAAACTGCCAGACGAGAATTCAACAGCTATCTTGGGAGTAATGGCCACCATTGTGGGCAGTGACTTTTTAGAGATTGTTGGCATTACAAATTTCCGCCCCTATAACTTGGCAGGAATGCGTTCGTTGGCAGATGTATTCCGCGTAGATTTGGTATTCAGTCCTGCTGTGTCATCCAAGATTCCTACCTTTGCTGTACTGGCCAACAAGCTGGGCAACATTGGCGGTAACTTCAACAGTTTTGCAGATGTGGGTGCGTTTTATTCCACAGTGGAAACCACTGCCTATCCTAGACTAAACGCACTGCCTAGGCCACTGCCCGAGTCATTGGGCCTGGATCTCACCCAGCAGATGGGAGCAGGAACCGGAGTATTTGGTCAGCCCATCGCAACCGACATCAT